ATTTTTGACCGCGTAGCTCGGGCTCATGCGATTGCCCTTGTCGTCGAATAGTTTTCCCGCAAGCAGGGCGCCGGATTCAGTTCGGCGAGATTTGCGCTCGATTGAGTTCGATTTCAGGAGATCCTGAACTTGGTCGAAGACCTTTCGATCGAGGATCGCCGGGTGCTCGCCCGGATACCATTTGCCGCGGTGGCCGGTCTCTCCGATGTAGATGCGGTTTTTCAGGAAGTGGGCGAGGGGACCGTAGGTGAAGGGGATGCCGCCCGTGTATTTCGCGACCGCGGTGTTTCGCCGCTTGGTAACGATGCCCTTGGCGTCGAGATCGTCGATCAGCCGTTGAAGACTTTTGAGTTCGAGATAGCGGCCGAAGATGTACCGCACCGTCTTGGCCTCGGCCGGGTTGATAACAAGCTTCTTGTCGATGGCATCATAGCCCAAGGGCACGCTGCCGCCGGTCCATTTGCCCTTGCGCCGGGAGGCCGCGACCTTGTCCCGGACCCGCTCAGACGATAGCTCGCGCTCGAATTGGGCAAAGGACAGTAGCACGTTCAGCGTCAGCCGCCCCATCGAGGTCGATGTGTTGAACTGCTGGGTCACTGCGACGAAAGAAATCGACTTGGCGTCGAAGGCCTCGACCAGCTTGGCAAAATCGGCCAGCGATCGGGTCAGCCGGTCGATCTTGTAGACCACGATGATATCGACGCGGCCGGCCTCGATATGATTGAGCAGGCGCTGGAGAGCAGGGCGCTCCAGGTTGCCGCCAGAGTAGGCGGGATCGTCATAGTGCTCGGACAAGGCCTTCCAGCCGAGCGAGGCCTGACTCTTTATATATGCCTCACAGGCCTCCCTCTGGGCATGGAGGGAATTGAATTCCAGCTCCAGCCCATGTTCAGTCGATTTGCGGGTGTAGATCGCGCAGCGGATTGTTTTGGCAGCAGCGCTATTGGCCATGGCCTAGCTCTGCTCGCGCAACCGGCTGGATGGCGCCGGTCCGGTCTCCGTCGCTTTGACCTTCGATCTCAGTCCGAAGAAACGCGGGCCATTCCATTTGGTCCCGGTGATCACAAACGCCACCTCGGAGAGGCTGGAGAAGGTTCTGCCGTCATAGGCAAAGCCGTTCTCCTGAACCATCACTTGGTAGACCTTCTTATTCCAGGTCCGGACCAGCACCGATCCCGGCTTGATCCGACGGGGCAGCTCGATGCGTCCGGTCGGATTCTTCAGATAGGCCTGCACCAGTCTGTCGAGCAGCCGCTTCGTTTCACTGGGGAGGCCGCCGTAGGCCTTTTCCTTGAGCCGATAGGCAATGCTTCGCCGAAGCAGATCGGGACCAAACGCCTTTGGTGGCGCGGCCCCTAACACATTGACATAGCGTCGGCGAAGTTCGGCAATGGGAGCCTTTGCGATCGCCTCCAGCTCAACTTGAACCTTCGGCTTCGGCACGTGGCCTTCGGGCAACCAGTCGCTCAGATCCGTAATCGTTACCAGCAGGTCGGCCGCCCTCACGAGCGGCTTCCCTGGATGCGATAAACCCGATCGCCGTTGGCCCGTTCCTCCGAAACGAGCTTCAGCTTCAGTTTCTTCTTGATCACTCCGGCAAAGAACCCGCGCACGGAATGCTGCTGCCAGTTCGTCGCTTTCATGATTGCGGTGATCGTCGCGCCCTTGGGCGGGCGCAGCATCGCCAACACCTTGGCCTGCTTAGTCCCGGGCCTGGAGAACTTGGCCGGCTTAGCGCTGCGGTTTGGCGTTGCCGTCTTTTTCTGAGATTTCGCCGCCTTCGAAGTTGGCCTCGGCTTCTGTTGACCGGCTAACGGCGCAGCGGTCGGTTCGTTCAAGGTCGTGCCGGGAGTTGTTGTGTTCATCGTCTTCATCCTCGATCTGGGACAGCACCACCTGCTGCCACTGCCAAAACCTCCGCAAATCGCGGAGGTCAGAGCTTCGATCGAGACGGCGATATGAGGCTTGTCTTCCAATTCCTCCTTGACAGAGCAACAGCATGCACGCTCCGTTCGGCCCCGAAGTCCAGCAGATCCCGAGCAATCTTATGGCGATTTTGATCGTAGTTAGGTGTTTAGCCAGGAAATGGTTTAGTCGACTATCAACTGGGTTGCGCACTCGGTCCCGTGTGCCGCAGCATTGCCTTGCTAAGTCAGTCGAGGCGCGCCCAACCCTGCTGGTTCAGCGGCCCAAAATCATCCGGCTTGACCCAAATGATACCATCGGCCGAAACGTCCGCCTTTTCACCGCTCATAAAATAAACGGTGCTGACCGAAGAATTGGACGGCCTTTTCATTTGAATAGAGCCGGCCCCTGGACGACGCAGCTTTTCCGTTTCTAGGCGCATATACGTTAGGAAATAAGGCTCGATGACTTTCGCCCAATCGAGAAACTGCGAGGTTGAATCAACCTGATCGTCGTGTTTGCCAAAAGGAAATGATGTCATTTCGTGGAGATAATCGGCAACCCAATATGCTTGCGTCGGAAGGAAGACAAAACCATTTTTTATAGTCGCGGTTTGCGCATGCATCCGCATGATCTTGTCGCCCTTGGGTTGGTAGGCGTGAATGTTATAAATGCCGGCAGCGATCAAATCCTGAATGAGAGCTGTGCCGGACGACTTGTCTTCGATAAGGATCGTGTCCGTCCGGAATGATTTCGCTTGTTCCGCCACGGCCTGCTTCAACTCGGGATATCCGACCCGCTCCCGAAACACATTGAGCAAATAGAATTTGTTGCTCGTAATGCCCCAAGTGGTGCAAACACTATAGTCATTGATGTCGCCGGGTTTGCTGGCGGTGTCCCAACTCTGTACCGTTCGCTCGAACGCAGGTGGGTTGTTACGATCGTAAAACTGGAACCAATCTTCCTTCACCATGCCGCCCCCCAACGGAACGGGGGACTGCTGATATTGGCCGGAGAAGTCATATTCATTCATCGAGGCTTTGAGTTCGTTAAGAACGCGCAGCGACTGACGCTGCGGATGCAGGGCGTCGCCTGGCTCGCGCACAATTCGTTGACGGCCGTGAATGGTCTCGATTAAATGCTCTTCACGCTCCTCGGCAATCGCAGGAAACCTCAGAACCTTCCATTGACCGGGCTCGCGATGCAGGACATGGCCAACGAGATCGTCCAAGTGCAAGCGCTGCATAGTCATGATGATCACGCCGGTCCTTTGATCGTTGAGGCGGGTTCGCACGGTATTGCTGAACCAATCGTTGGTGTTGATCCGTTCTCGATCTGACAAGACCTGGTCGGGCTTCGCGGGATCGTCGACAACGATAAAATCTGCTCCACGGCCTGTGAAGGGGCCGCCCACCGAGGTTGAATATCGGAATCCTCCTGCGGTCGTCTCAAATTCATGAACAGCCTGTCTGTCCGACAACTGGCATTCTGGAAATAACTCTCGGAAGAACGGGCTGGTCATGATCTGGCGGCAATCGCGCGCGTGTTTTTCAGAGAGATCCTGACCGTAGGAAGCAGAAATAATTTTGGCTGATGGATTGTGGCCCAACAACCAAGCGACATATGCAACTGACGCCGTCAATGACTTAAGGGAGCGCGGTGGAACATTGATGATGAGTCTTCGGTTCTTGCCATGACGGCAATCCTCGAGCCCGGCGCACATCACCTCGATGTGCCAATTCGGATCAAACGGCGTCGTCGGGTTCAGCTCGAGGAAACACCGATGATTGAAGGCAACAAAGTCTAACAGCAACGCTTGCCGGTATAGTTCGCCATCACTTATCATTTGTATCTCCTTCGAGGGTTCGCCTGGCACGCTCGATCATCTGCGCGAGAACCTCGCGATCCGCCTGGGTCAGCCTGAAACTCGGAGCGGCTGGCTCCGCAGCAAGCTGGTGGACGTTGAGAAGTTCGAGAACGAGCTTGATCGCCCGCTGATCGCCGGAGATGGCCTGGTTGAATGCCTGCTTTACCGCAGCCTCATCCTTCGTAATGGTTTTGCGAGTGCCGTTCTCCTGCACCATGATCCGTTCTTTGGCTGACTTACGGATAATCGTGGAGAGGGCAACCGACCCCTTTCGACGCCCTTTTGGATTGCCCGACTGCCCCTTCTTGAATTGACCGGACGTCGGCGGCTTTCTGTAGCCGATCCCATTTTTCAGATTGGCGTTGCTCATGGCGCCGTCCCGTCTGCTTCGACGTCGTTGAAATAACGACCGGTGGCGTCATGGATGGCAACATCTCCAGTTTGCGCCTGCCAACGGCGGATAATGACGTCGACGTAGAGGGGATCGATCTCAATACCGTAACAGCTGCGACCCACGCGCTCCGCCGCCATCAAGGTGCTGCCGCTGCCCAAAAACGGATCTAGAACTAAATCACCCCGAGCGGAGCAATCGAGAATCGCATCGGCTACAAGTTTCACCGGTTTGACCGTCGGATGCAGCGCCAACAGATTGCCTTCCTCCATTCCTCGTCCGAGAGAATTGGCACCGGCGTAATTCCAGACATTGCTGCGGTGGCGGCCGAAGCGGCCGAGCTGCACATTATTGCGATGAGGCCCGCGCCCGCTTTTGAACACGAACACCAGTTCGTGCTGGCTTCGATAGAACGAACCCATGCCCGCGTTATGCTTGACCCACACGCAGGTGTTTTTGAGCTCTGAGTAGACTGATTGCCCGGCCGCGAGCAGTTCGCCGGCATGTCGCCAATCCATGCAAACAAAATGGATGGAGCCGTTGGCAGAGTGGCGAGCGAGGAGGGCAAAGGCGTTGAACAGAAAGTTTTGGAATTCGGCGTCGGTCATTTCTCCTGATGCCATCGCGAATTCCCTGTGCCGGTTGAAGCCAAGTCCGGTGGCGTGGCCGTCGATCCGCACGTTGAATGGTGGATCGGTGAAGACCATGTTGGCAATCTCGCCTCGCGTCAGCGTGGCATAGGCCGCAGGATCAAGCGCGTTGCCGCAGACCAGGCGATGGCGACCGAGGGTCCACAAGTCACCTTTTTGGGCAATGGGTTCGCCTGCCGCCGGAGCCGGCAGGATGTCAGTCGGGTCGGCATGTTCGTCTGGGGTCAGATCCAGTAATTGAATCCGCAGGTCGATTTCGGGAACTTCGAAGCCGGTCGTCTCGATTTCCAAATCCAGTAACAGGGAGAGCTCTTTCAATTGCTGGGCCAGCAAACGGTCGTCCCATTTGGCGATCTCGGACAGCCGGTTGTCAGCTAAAGCAAATGCCTTCTTTTGTGCCTCGCTCAGATGCTTGAACTGAACAGTGGGTACTTCCGTGTAGCCAAGGTTTTTGGCCGCCAGAAGTCGGGCGACGCCCGCCAGCACGCGGCCGTTCTCGTCAATCACGATCGGGATTAGATTGCCGTACGAACTTATGCTGCGGCTGATCAACGTGATCTGGCGCGGGGCGTGCACCCTCGCGTTGTTAGATGCGACCGTCAATTCTGAGACTGATCGATAGGTTACGAAAATCCGTGGACGCTCATTGCTGAGCTGATTCGCAGGCGCGGCAAAGTGTTTCTCACCGGCGGCTATCTCTCTAGTCATGCCTGTTTCCTTTTTTAAGATGGAGAACGGGCAGGATTTGCAGAGTCGGGGCTCAGTTATCGAGTTCACAAAACTCGCAAAAATTTGAACCTAATTTAGCTTAAGATGATCACACCGCTATCGGCGGCGAGGAGCTCGTGATTTTACCGTCGGCATGCCTATCCCAAATGATTCGATGTCAGGCGATCTGTCTCGGTGGCGCTAAGGGTCGTCGAGATCATAAGAAACGAAAAACTTGAACCCTGCTAACCAGAGACAAGTCGCACCCGGATTAGCCGGGCTGGATCAATCGGCATCCCGTTAGTCCTGCCAGCGACAATGAGGTCTTCATAGTCTTGCGCATTCCGTACGATTTCCTCGATCAGCGCGCGCGAATGCAAAATATCGCCGACGGATGTTTTGGCAGAGCTGTTTCGCGCACCGTCGTTGATTGCGATGACTACCGCTGCAGCCAGGTGGATTACGGGAAGGCTGGGTCGCCAAATTCGAGATTCCGTGTTGTTTTGCTCAGTCTGTCCAGCCATGGAAGAAACATAATGTGTCAACTGGTTCACAGATAGTCGAGTAATTCCAGGCGGCAATTTTGGAGTCGCGCCCGCAGCCTTCCGCAAGAATGCAATTGCCACATGTGCCGCTATCATGCGGTCACGGAGGCGACGCTCCAGGGTCTTGAGGTCCCTCTGAACATCTTTCTCGGGGCGTAGCGCATAGAGTGGCGTCATAAGGATTGGAATGTTTTCGTCTTCTGAACCCAAATATCGATCGCGCAGATATTTGGCGCAAAGCGAGGCATGAAAAGCGGCTCGGGTTTCTTCAGAACCCTCGGGAAACGCGAGTAGCGTTACCAATATTGCGCCGCAGATGTAGACCTCGTTTCTCGTGAGATCTATGCCGAAAGACCTCTGTTCCATTTCCGACCAAATTCCGTTTTAGAACCATGAGTACAATGTCAAAGCGACGGGCAAACTCTATCAAGGTGTTGGAAGGAAGGCTCCTCGCTTTCGCATAACGGGCGATATGGAATGTCTGCTTACCGCGCCGAAGCGGAAATCGCGACGTGGCGTCGCCGCTTCCGAAAATGGCACTTTTCGGACGCGCCGGTGCACTTCGCGAAAGTCTGTTGTTGAGGGCATAGCGGACACCGCACGGAAGTCGAAGAGCAGACATCCGCGACTGCGGTAGAGTCCGCTCGACAGTTTGTTGCTTCCACCGCGTCGCGAGGCGTATCAATCCAAATAACTCTCATCGCAGTTGATGGAACCTCAGTGGCGTTTCACCTTGTTCAGGTAAATCAGCGTTAGGAAAGACGATGGCCAGCGACGATAAGAAAACCAAATCGAGCCCCGCGCCGAAAAATGAGGTCGCTGGGAAACAAGAGGCCGCTGCGAAAAAGAAAGACGAAGGCCAGCCG